TCAAAATCATCAAATATCTCACTTATCTTTTCATTTTCGGAATCCGAAAATTTCTGTTGTTGGTAAATGTTTTGTTTAACAGGAACAGGTTGTTTGTCATAATTTTGTGCAATATTACCATAACTACTAATCATTTCAGGAGAGGCGTTTGTAACTGTCATTATTTTATTTTTAGGAATAGTAATTATTTTATCTGTGGTATATCCACACCATTTAATCAATGCGATATAATCTTTAAATCCAGTCATTGTCATTTGAGGAACATACTTTATTAATAAAGGTCTTTCAATACGTATAAGTTGTGATTTATCTGGCAACTGATTACTGCCTGATGGTATAATAGTCACCACGTCCTCACCATTAATCAACTTAATGATTTTAACGCCTTCTAGTGTTTGATTTGGATTCATTTTATTTTAACTCCACATTATGGATTTCGTACTCAAAATCTTCTTCATTGTATATATTTATCCTTTCTCTAAAGTGAGAAAGAGTATAGTTTTCTTTTTCGTTATGAGTCAAATCATCTGCTATATCATATAAAGTAGCGTCCGAATCATTATCTTTTAACCTTAAACCACGACCAATTGATTGTAAATTTCTTATTCTACTTTTACTAGGACTGGCAAAAATAATGTTATGTAAGTTTCTGATATTGATACCTGTAGAAAAAGTACCATAACTAGCAACTATAATTGCACCTTCAGACTTTTCAGTTATAAATCTAATCTTTTCTCTTTCCTCAGCTTCAACACCACCATAAACAAAGAATACTTGTTTGTCTGATTTTTCTTCTATAAGTTTTTTTAATTCCATACCGTGTTTTTCTACGTACTGAAATAACACTAAACTATTGCCTTGTAATCCTGTAACCAAATTACGAATATATTTGTTTCTCTTTTCATTCTTTACCAAGTAATCCATTTCCTCTTGGTATGTTTTACCAAACATATCTTCTCTAACTTGTTTATCGTGTTGCAAAATTAAACAGAAAATTTTTAGATTAGCAAGTTGTTTCTTTTCTTGTAGTTCACTTGTAGATACCACTTTATTTACTGTACCAAACAATCCTTCCAGTACAAGTTTATGTGTTTTAGTGCCATCTAAAGTACCAGTAAGTCCTACTCTATACTTACAATCTTCTAGTTTTGCCATTATCTTTGTCAATGAAACTGCTTTAAACAAGTGTGCTTCATCACCAATAACCATACCAAACTGTTTAAACCACTTCTTTGGTTGATTGTATATTGACTGCCACGTACTGATTACCACTCGTTTGGTAGTGTCCTTTTCGTGTCCTTGGTATATTCTGTGTACATTGCGATCACTATTATATCCATAGTCTTTAAAGTCTTTATATAACTGTTCCACTAAAGATGTTGTTGGTACAATTATTAATATTTTGTCTTGTTTTTTTTCTTTTAATCTTAACAGATTGTATATTAACATTAAATAAACTATTAATGATTTACCAGAGGCAGTAGGTGATAGTAATAAACATCTACTTTTTCTTATAGAGTGTACAAACGCCTCTCTTTGATAATCTCTTATTTCTATTTTAGGTATCTTTAATGCTTTAAGAAATCTTGTAACATCTTCATCATTAGTTTTTATATCTGTAATTTTAGTACCATCAACTATTTGTATATCGTTTTTATTACACCAGTCAATAATATATGGATATAGTCCTGCATATATTTGACCAGTTGCATAACTGAATAATCTAATTTTGCCGTCCCAAACTCTATTACGATATTGAGGCATAAACTTAAATCCAGGTACCTCAAAGGTAAAGTATTCGCCCAATTCTCTACGAATATCAGCGTCTGCTTCTATCTTTAAATAGACTTCGTTCTTTTTATCTATGATGAGGTATCTTGTAGTTGTCATTATTAAATAGCGCCACTAGTAAACTTTCTCCAGTCAATAGCGTTTTTAATAGTAAATGTTCTATTAGATATTTGTCTGATTGTTCTATCTAAAAAATCTACTGTAACTTCCAAGTATTTAACTTTTTGATATGATTTTGTATATTCTTCGTCTGCTTCAATATATTTGTCAACATCTGACCTCATAATTTTTAAGTTAAAAGGTTTCAATTGATAAACAGCAGGATCAGCTTTACCTGTATAGTATTCCCACTTTTGTCTTTTGATTAATTTAAATTCATCTTCAGCACGAGTCAATAACAACTTAAACTTTGTTAAGTGTTTCATAAATTCGTTATGTAGTTGAGGTGTTTTTAATGACTCTAAATCTAATTCAGTATCATTTATTTTTAGCTTCTTATCAGCCAATTCTTGTAATTGTTCTAAATCCATAATATATCCATAATAACATAAACTGACTAAAAAGTCAAGGTTTATGATGTTGTTATTGTTGTTCTACTTGCGTTTGAAGACGCAAAATCGTATAGTTTATAATTAAAGGTTACAGTTGCCGTTAGGTAATCTGTATCAGTTGCCTGTTGATTGTATTGTAAAGCAGATAAAGATATTGGAAAGCAATCGCTAAATCTAACCTCAGTAACAGGATTGTTTTTACTTGTTAATATGTTAAGTGTTGCGTCTGAAAACGTACCACCCACACTAGGTGAACTAAACTTGTTTCCTCTTCCTGCGTCAGATAATACACTAGATTTTGAAGTAGGAAATCTATCTGACCCACCATCTAATAAATTTTTAAATTCTTCGTGTCCACCAGGAAAACCTAGACCTCTTAACCAACCGTGTATCTCTTGGTAGTTTTCTAAATTTTCATCTACAAGAAATGTCATTACTAATGGTTCGTATTCTAATTTTTCACCAGGTAAAGGTATGTTTCTAAACGGTGTAGGCTGTGAATAGTTATCTGCTAAACTAATACCAGGTAGATTTACTTGTGTACAAAAGTATTCTACTTTAGGAAGTTTAATTATATTAAATTTAAACTTTGTAGGATCAGCATAATCTTGTTTAGATGGCTGTCTGCTATATGCGTTAGTAGTAGTCATAATACTATTTATCTGTCTGCTTATCTACTTCTTGCCACTCTTTTTCAGTCGCCTCTTTCTCTAGTTTTTTCTCGTTTTCAGTTAAAACCCTGTCTTTCGTTTTAACTTCTTCAAGTTTTTGTTCTATGACCTCTAAAGGATTAGGTTCTTTTTTGTTAAAGATTGCAAATGCTAGTGCTAAAAATACTAAAGCAAATGCGAATATGTAAAGGTATTGTATTAATATTTTCTTCATACTTTTATTTATAAGGCCAAAAAAAAGGGCGACTTTTTAGGGCCGCCCTTTTTAAATTAATCGTTAAACAACGATCAACCAATATTACATTATGTTAGCAACTTGTACTCTTTGGTAGTATCTGTTACTGTTTGCTGAACCAGCGTGGTTAACAGCAGTAGCAGCACCTGATTGAGCACCTGTTTCTGCAAATGGGTTCGCAACTAAACCGTATCTAGTTTTGAAACCAATTTTTGGTTGGAAAGTATCTTGTCCAACTGCTCTTACCATTTGTAGTGGCACATATGGGCAGTAGAAAATACCAGCGTCATAAGGTGATGTACCTTTGTAACCGACAACATAGTATTGTTTCGCAGCTGAGTTAGCTGAGTATGGATCAATATATACTTTGTATCTTCCGTTTAGAGTACCAGCAAAAGTATTACCAGTATCGTCAACAGATAGATTGTTGTTTAAAGCAGGAGTGTAATCTAAAACACCAGCCATTTGTAAAGCACTAGCAACATCAGCTGAACAGATAATCATATTACCTTTTCCTCTTCTTGTTCTTTGTGCAATTCTATTAGCATCTCTCTCTAATTGGAACATTAGTCCTTTGAATCTCTCAACTGACCATCTTCCGTTTGAGTCTGTGTCTAAATCAAAAACACCAGCTGTTGTTGTATTAACAGCGGCACCTTTTTCTGCATTGATATAAATTGTTCTAACAACTTCTCTATTGATTTCCGCAAGGATCTCAGCAGATAGGATGTTTGCCAATTCTGTTTCAGCGTCTAAACCGTGGATTGCTTTTAAGTCTTGAGCAAGTTCCATAGTGTATTCAGCCTTCAGAGCTCTGCTTCTAGCAGTTACCGTAGATTTCTCAATTGAGAAAGCCATTTCAGCAAACTGATTACCAGCGGCATCGCCTAAAGCTTCAGCTGCACCAGTTGTCATTCCTTGACCTCTGCTGTAGTTTTCGCCTTGAGCACCACCATCATTTAAGATAGATGGATTGTTGCCTCTATGTTCAGTAGTAGAAGTACCATCAGCAGCAGCTGAAGAATCACCAGCAGCGTTTCTGCTAGAGAAGTCTGTATCTGCTTCGTCAAATAATGCTTCGTTTCCAGTTTGTGAAGTGTATCTACTTCTCATTGCAAAGATAAGTCCAGTTGGACCAGTCATTGGTTGTACACCAGCGATATCGTATGCGATAAGATTTGGCATAGCTCTTCTAACTAGTGAAATTAGGATAGGATCCCAATTTGCAACTGAAGAACCAGTAGCGTTTGTAGGCGCAGCTTCGTTTAAGAAACCAGCGTCTTCTTTCATAGCTCTTTCTTGGTTTTCCAAGATAGTAGCTGTAACGGCTCGTCTGTAAGAATCACTAACTTTTGGTAAGTCAGGGTGTTCTAGGACAGGCTGCCATTTTTTTTCGTATTGTTCTGATAAATACATTTGTTTTTATCTCCCTATTAGTTAGACAACTTAATGTCTTTTGTTTTACTTATAGCGGCACTATAAGCAGCCATTGCATTAGTTAAATCCTGAGGTTGCTCAGCATTTGACTCTGCCGCCACATCATCTATCTCACTAGTTGATTCTTTTTTACCAAAGTAACTTTCTTTAATA